ACGTCCAACAAACTTACTGAATTTTACTTCATCACGAAGTATCTCAGAAGATCTTCCAAGATTAAATCCACCATCTCCTTCTATTCTAGAGATAGGAACATTTAATGACTTGAATAGTTTCTTCTTGAAGTATTCGATGTCCGTGATTTCGCCAAGATTCTGTCCTCCAGGAAGAGTAGAAATTTCAGTTCCACGTCCTCCCTCTCGTCGAGGAAGCCAGAAATCTTCAAGCATTGCCATGTACTTCTTGTCATCTCGAACCTCTCCAGTAGATGCGTCGTATACAAGTTTGTTACGATATCTCATCATCACGTCACGTAGATATTGCTCTGCCTTTACTTTCGGTAGATTGCCAACATCAATATAAAAAATTCTACGTTCTGGTGCTCTGGATAGTCTGTATATTACTAGAGAATCCTCAATCATTCTAAGTTGATTGAGTGACTTGATTGCCTTATGTAAATATGATAATGTTGATCCCTTGTTCCTATCTACTAATCCTGATGTACAATATGTAATTGAATCTTTCGTAAATTTAACTCCTGTATCACCTCCCATTGAAGAGAGAGTAGCAGTCGGATATGTAGTCTTTGGGCTGTATAAGTAGTATTCTTCTAACTCAGGAAACTCATAATCCATTGGATTACTAGTGTTAACGTTTCCTAACCTATCTTTTTCGTTCTTCTTTTGCTTCCTTACATAACGCATTTTTATTGCGTCGATATATCTTAATTCCTGAATTCCCTCATGAGGGTTCTTGATGTCTATTACTTTATTGTAATATAATCTTCCATCAATATACCAATTCCTATAGATTTCATGAGCCTTTGATTGAAAGTCTAACAGTTCTAAAATAAACTTGAACTCATCCCTTACCTTTTGCTTGATTCCATCACTTGCATTTAAATGATCAAGATTAATCTCAACAGGACTATCGTTTGAATCTGATACCAATGTTTCATTTACAATATCTTCAATGGCACTATCACACTCTGGGTGCAATGCCATTTCACGGTATCTTCTAATTAATTCAAATTCTGTCTTATAGACACCTTCAATATCAACGTATTGACCAAAAAAACCACTCGTTAAATAATGATCATTCCCATCCTCGTTTGAAGGAGGAATGGGAGATACTATATTTTGCGATTGTGGTTCGTTGTCCTCTATCGAGAACCCAAATAACTTAGCCATGATTTATGTTAAGATGCCCTTTATTTCACTATTTATCACACTATTACAGTGCCAGTTTGATCAGATGGATTTCCTGCACTTGTATTAGATCCTACGACCCAGTACTGAACTTGGAATGTAACAGTATATTCTTCAATAGCATCACCACTTTCGTAGGAAAGATCTATTGAGGAAACCTCTGTTGGGAAAATACCATCAAAGTAGTATGTTCTAAGGGGTTCAAGTGATGCACCACCACCACTTGCATCACCTGTACCACTATTGGCAGTGCCAAAACGGCCTTCAGGTGATCTTCCTAACTGATTAACAGTGGCATTACCCATATATGAATTAGGGGATGTAGCTCCACTAGCATCACTTAACTTATTGATTCCGTTCATCCATTGCTCAAATGAAGTTCTAAGTTTGAAATCTTCATCATTTATAACAGTAACTGTCCATGTATCAAAGGTTCTGTCTCCAGCGACCTTCAATACTCTTCCTCGGAAAGGAATTTCTACAGGGGCAATGTTCGATGATGGAAGTGCAGCAGACTTGCAAAGAAACTGAAAAGTTTCGTTATCCCAAACATCTGCAAATTTGAAGTCATTAATATTGACTTCAAACAGATTAGGACGAGCACCGCCACCAGCAAGTCTCGACTTAAATTGGGTAATGGTTTTTAAACTGGCCATTGGTTAATTTCTCCTATGTAATTAATTATAAAGTTAAACTCTTCCAGTTACTTCTTCAAAACTGACTCCAGTTCTGGTAGCAACGAAGGTTAAGGTAACAAAGTTAATAGACTTAGTGGGTTTCAAGAAGATGTCTGCACGGAATTCATTATTATCAACCACACTAGGAGTATTGTTTGACTCATCACAGATGACTCGGAAATCAACAAGTCCTCTCTTTGCTTGAACATCTCTTAGGAATGGTTCTACTACATTAGTAAAGTTTGCACGAGTTATCTCATCATTAAATTCAAAGAGTTGAGCATTTGCCACTGCCTCTAATGATTTTTCAACAGTTAAGAATAATCTCCTAACATTGATTCTGTCAAACGCAGATGCAAAATTCAATCCCGTCTTATCACCAAAGAGAAGAATACCAGTTCCAGACTGATTAATAATAGAGTTAATCCTTGCCTCATAGAGAACATCTCTTTGAGACTTCTTCGGACTATATGCAAGTTTGATTGCATTATTCAAGACTCCTCGCTGTTGACCAGCAGGAGAGAACCAAGGGAAAGCCTCAATTTCAGTTCTAACCATCAAACCTGCTACATCAGCATTACATGGAAGGTATACAAAACTGTTATTAAATCTATCGAAAGTATACTTATATCCGCTATCGAATACAGCATAAGATGATGAATTTAATGGAGAGAAGAACTCAATAACATTATTTGTTTGGTTGGAGTTTTGAGTAACATTTACAACATCCGATCTATGTGGTGAAATTACAGCCACACAATCTTTTCTAGACTCTGCTATCGATATAAGTTTATTTGCTTTTGCTTGAGATTCGTCTTTAGCACTGCAACCAGGCCCCATGATTAAGTAATCTATGTCTACTTCATCCCTATTAGAGAATAAGTCATATGCATTAGATATACTTCCAAGTGTTGCCTTGAATTCAGTGCCACCAGAGGCAGCATAGTCAACACCACCACCAAGAGGATATGTTACATTACCGATAGCATTAAAGATAACTCCTTGAGCATCTTGTCCCCATAAACCTCCAGCGACTCCAATAGGAGTAAATGATTGAGACTTAACACCTGAGAAAGTGGTAAATCCTGTTGCTGTTGGTTCAGTTTGGAAGTAACTATCAGTTGCACTTGATACATTAAATCCAGAATATAAGAATTCTGATTGCTGTGCAATAAAGTCTTTGTAGAAAGTTCTTTCAGGTGCAGAGACATCAGATACTGTATCAGCTCCTTTAGAAAGGAAGAGACTCTTCTCAAGAATAGTTCCCTGAATTCCTGATACTGATCCATCATCATCTACCACGACAACGTGTAGGGTATCATTTTTACCACTTCTCTCACTACTGTATCTACTTGTAGTTGGTTTTGATGCAACTTGTTTCCAGAAAATTGTAGAATTTGTTAGATTCATTGTCTGGTTATTATACCAGTCAGAAACGGTAGTAACACCAGTTATTAAACTCGCACCTAATAAACCTGAACCACCGTCAGTATTAATACCAGAGCTATTAACACCAAATAGTGTAACTCCTTTTGTTATTGATGATTGTGGATCAAACTGAGCATAATCTATTGATGTCTCAGTAGCACCTGCACCTGTTGTTTGAACTCTGGATACAATCTTCACATCGATTGTACTTTGTTCAGTTGTGCTTGTATTAGTAGCAACACCAGTAACAATACCTTTTACATATCCATTAGTAGTTGATGTTGTACCAACTCCTGCTGTTGTTCCACTGTATGCCCATGTAACACCTGCTCCTACTGTGAAACCAAAGTTTTTAAGATCAACCGTAGAGAATCCAACAGTTTGATCTGCAAAATCATCAATGAAACATACTTTAAGATTGTTTGCCCATGTGCCAGGATTCTTAGCAGCCCATGTCCATCCGCTAGTTATATCTGTATAAGCTCCTTGATAATCATCAAAGTTTTTAATCTTAATATTACTTGTAGAAGCAATACCAACTCCACCAATTGGAGCACCTGCGTTTGCGTTATTAAGAGTTGCACCGTCTGCCCTTGCAACTTTTAGGACACCACCATAAGAGAGGAATGATGATGCACTCATCCAATACTCATACTGTCTATCAGTAGATAATGGTTTTCCAAATGTGTTGATTAAGTCTTGTTCATTAGTAATATCAATCGCTTCTTCAACAGGACCAATTCTAAATGGTCCTGCGATTGCACCGATATTTGATAGTACGTTATCTGCCCTCCCAACAGTTAGGTCAACCTCCCTAACTACTACTCCAGGTGATAATTGAGGAGTCGCCATATTCTTCTCCGAAATACTCATTTTTACCTGAAATTATTTATTGTTTATGACATTTTCGATGGGGAAACATGCCGTGAACAATTACCAATCAGGATAATTCCATTCAGTAAATGGATTTTCTCTTTGTCTATTTCTTACTATTCGTTGAATTGTACATATCTTACACTCATAAGAATAAGAAGATGCAACAGGGCCTCTATCTTTACGAGTTCTATAAAAACTTTCTATTAGATTCTTTTCTTCTCCACAAGTTCTACATATTCTATTAGACAGCAATAAATGTCCTAACTTTATTTGCTTGTCTATTTCCATCAGGATAAGTATTCCCACATATATGATTTATCACCATACTCATCTGCCTGAAACCATCTATCCCCATCTTCAACAAAACTCTCATCACCCATACCATCATCCATGAAACCAAAGGGAGCCATATCTTGCTCAATCTGATTCTTCTGTTCTTCATATAATCTTTTTCTTACATCTTGGTCAGTAAGTTCCTTAAAATAATCTTGTGCAACTAACCATGCATAGATTACAAGACACATGGCAAGATCATCATTACATCCCTCCTCTGCCTCAAATGAATTAGCCTTTTGAATAAAAGTTGTAAGTTCATTTAATATATCATAATCAGTGAAAAGAAGTTTATTTTCCTCTATCAATGTTTTTAAGTTAAGAGAACCAACCTTCTTAACTGTCTTAGACATTTTAAGTCCAAGTTGAGTTTTCTTTCCAGAGAATCCTTGACCAACAATTTGACCTGCTCTACCTCTCATAGAACACATCAGAAGATTTTTATATTCCAAATCAAAGTTTAATATAGATGCCACCTGATCTCCCACATCATTTACTTCACATAAAACAAATGCATCATTATACTTTGTTCCAATATCTTGAATAATACTTGGAAACAACATAGGTTTAATTTCATTATTCCTATACTTTGCGACCACTGCATGAGGAAACTCAGTTATATCTACAACTATAAAGGCTGAGTAGTCTTTTGATACACCTCTTGCTACATCAACTGTAATTACATAATCATGACCTTGGATAGGATCAACAAAAACATCCAATCCACCACTAGATTTACCTGGTTGTTCATAGATGAGTGTTCTTAATTTACTTGGAGCAATTAAAGTATCAACAGATCCTAAGAACTCACATTCAAACTCAATCTTAAACTGTTGTTCAGATGTGTTTGCAATCGTTTGTCTCTTCCATTCAGAGTCTCTACCTGGCACTTCTGACCAGTGAACATCCGTTGGTACATATTCATTCTTCCCTTTCTCTGCATCGTGCCAATACCTATAAAAATGGTTCATCCCGTGAGGGGTAGAAACCATTATTACTTTAGTGCTTTTACCAGAAGTAATAGTAGGATAAACACTAGCAAAGAAAGATTCAGCGATGTGATTGGGAACAAAAGCAAATTCATCCAAGAATAGGATGTTAAAAGACATACCCCGAACAGCACTAGCAGAAGTCGAAGCTGCCAAGATTTTACTACCATTTTCTAACTCCAGTGATCCTTTGTTCCATGATATGATTCCTTGCTGCATCCACTTAGGTAGATTCTCATAGGCAGTTTGTAAACGACCCAGTAAGTCTCTGGCAGTTGCTGCCTTGTTAGCAAGAATACCAATATTTACATTGTCATTAAAGACAGCATAATGTAATAGGTAAGATACTGATGTAGTAGACTTACCAGTCTGCCGAGGCATCTTACAAATATTGAATCTATTTTCATGGAAGTTTCTAATTAACTTCTCTTGAAAGTCATAAGGTTTAAACCCTACTAAACCTTCATCCAAACTCACAATCTTGACATGTTGCCTTGCAAAATATACAGGATCATTTTTACAAGCCATGAACTCAAGGATTTGTTCTTGAGTAAATTCCTGTGCAACATTTGCTTTTTTTAAAAGCGGATTGCCTAAGTAAACATCATCCATAGTACACCTCCTACATCATTTCGTATTTGCCAAATTTTTTATCGTGATCTCTAGTTTTTTGTTGTAGTTGTAATATTTTTTCTAAATTTTCTACTTTCTTTTTTAACTGTTTAGTTTCTTCCTCCTGTCTGGAGGAGTGGTTCTCCTGGTTCATAATTGGAAACTTGGTAAGACCAGAGTTGAGCACCAGGATACACTTTTCTCACTTGATCCAGTACTTCTCTGCGTGAAGGGCGTTTGATCTGAGGGAAAAACATTTTTATCATGTAACCTTTTCCTCTCCAACCAACATATACATCTATTATATTTCCTGTTCTTCTTGGTAGCATTGTGGATTCACTCATTCCTCCACCATTACCACCACCATTAGAGCCGTTGCCATTACCTCCATTACCATTACCATTACCATTGGTTCCGTTGCCGTTACCATTTTTCTTTCCATTCTCATCACTATCTTTTTCAAGATATCCTCTACCTCCTACATGATAACCACGAGGAATTGGTTTGCACCTTTTAGATTGATAACAATAGTATTCACCTGGAGGACACTTTTTCATTAAAAAACAGACTCTACCTTTATATTTATGATTTTATTGCACTGAAGATAACTTTGAATGTTGTTGAGTCGGATGAATCAGGGAAACCAAGGAGTCTTAGATCTCCACTATTGATATCGGCTGAGAAAGTAGCAATGCCAACATCAGGTTGATTTACGTTACCATACTCTGTCATATATGCAGTTGTTCCATCATGAATTACTTTTATCATTGCTGAATTATAACTAGTTCCTTTCACCACTTGAACTTGATAATCAACTGATTGAAAATCTGCTGCTGTCAACGTTACCAAAGCAGCTGCACCAGTCGAAGTAGTTGTTCTAATACCAGAGCTAACTTTGGCATTAGGCATACTTAATTGACTAATGTTTGTTGGTCCGACTATGTATGGCATTGGTTTACGTTGCAGTTTCTAAAATACTTAATATACATTTCAAAGTTGAGTTTGCACCAGCAGAAATTTTTATAGAGTCATTTGTTTCCAAAACTAACTTCCCACTCATAGGAACAAAAGCATCTGCAGTTGGAACATTTGCTCCTTTTATTATTTCAGTTTCAGTGCTAGATCTTACGTGCTTCATTGTCACAGTGGTATCAGAGGATCCATAGTTAGAAACATGTGCATAAAGAACAATGGCAGTATATCCTGTAGGAGCAGTGTACATGGTCTGCTCAGAAGTTGTTAATTCTAGAGTTTCTGTTTGAAATCTATTAAGTGCTAATTGGGCCATCTTAACTTAGTGCTAGGATAAATGGTGTCATTTCTGAGAATAGACTCTTACTAAATGATCTTCCACTAATTGTACCAGTAGTTTGATCAATTTGGAAGTCATCACCTATTCTAAAATTACCTGATTGGTCGGTGCTAGTGTAAACTACATTTCCACCATTTGAAGTAATTACTTCATTTGCCTGAATAGTTACTCCACCACGTTTAGGTGTAGCAGATGCTATTTCATTTCCAGCACCAATATATTCAAAAGTATGAGAACTAGCAATAATTTTACTTTGCTGATGGAAGAATACAGTACTTCCTACACCAACAGTATTGATCAAGTTTTCTGCAAGAGTTAACGTAGTAATTCCAGATGTTACTGGAGTTGAACTATTTATTGTGTAGTAAATTGGGGCCATACTAACACTTACACTTGCAGCGTTAGATCCCACATTAGGAGCAGAGATTGTTATATCAGGAGTTTCGGTATATTGACTACCACTACTAATAATAGTGATAGATGCAATTGATTCTCCTTCAAGAGTAGCAAATGCTGTTGCAGTTTCTCCATTTGGCCCTGATGGTGCTTCAAAAGTAACTGTAGGAGTTGAAGTGTATCCAGTTCCTCCAGAACCTACAGTAACTGATTCTACTGATTGATATAGTTCATCAAAATAAACTATTTGTCCATCATAAGGTCTATCTACATCAATCTTTGCTGTTCCTGCAGATGCACCTGCACCCACGTAAGTATGTGCCAGTGTAGAGATTCCTAAGTTTACAGTGAAACTAGTTGTAGAGGGAACTGATATTACTCTAAACACAAAAGGTTGTTTTTCTGGATAGTTTTTAAATCCAAAGTCACAAGAGAATCCAATATCAGCAAGACTAACTCCCATTCCCACAGAGAAAGGATGTGCTCCACTAGTCGTTACAGTTGCCTCTCCTGTGGTATGAGTATATGCAACTCCGCTTATAGTTGATGTTGTAACTCCAATATTAAGTATTACATTGTCCTGTCCTGCGGCTGCAGAGGAAGTAACAACTCCTGTATATTGAAGAGGACTCTTACCATCTGAAACTAATCCAAATGTACCAAAACTACAGTTACTATTAGCAACATCTGCTTGTCCTCCTGCATGGCAACTAATTGCCTCATCACAACAAATCGTGAATACTGATACTAACTGTGCATAACCTTGGTTAGTTACTGCAACTCCTACTCCACCCTGATTGTATTGAGTGAAAGCATCCACGTTCATTGTCTTTAGTAATCTAGCCTGATTACCATCAATTCTTATTCCTACACCAGTCGTTGTATTACTTGTGCAGTTTTGAATATATGGACCTTTCCATTTACCACCACCTACATTTTCTGCAATCTCACTCGTTGGGAATCCAACTGCAGCTGCAGATCCCACATGACCAGTAAAGGTCATATTTGCTAACTTAACTCCTTTTCTTACAGAGAAGATATCTTTATGAGCAGCACTTCCACTTACGTTAACCGATCTTTGATCATCACCTACAATTGATACGTTAGCAGGAACTTGAATAGGATTTGCCTCCTGATAATTTCCAGAAAGAACCTTAATGGTAGAACCAGATGTAGCAACTCCAACTGCACCAGCAATTGTTAATTTAGCATTGTCGATAGATGTTCCATTATTAGAATCATTACCATCCTTGGCAACATAAAAAACATTAGGTGCAGAGTTAATACCAGATGCACCCGCTTCAATGGTTACATTGTCACCAATGGTTACGCTTGAATTTGAAATAACAACATCTTCATCACCGATAGTAACCTTATTGGTAGTACCATCAATTGTTACAGATGCTCGACCTATGGTTAGGATGCCAATTACACGAGCATCTCCATCTACCACAAGGGTAGTATCACCAGCTCCAATCGTAACTGTTCCAATACCACTAGGAGGAACAACAGTAACAATACCTGTGTTTACACTTAAACCATTATTAAGTATTTGAACACCTTGCTGGAACGTACCAATACCAAGAACATCTTGATGCGTTACATCTTGATAGGTTATCGTTCCACCAACAGTTACATTACCACTGAATGTGGCAGCAATACCAGCAAGAAAATCAGTAGTTACCTTACTACTAAATGTAGCAGCAATACCAGATATAAAATCAGTACCACCAACACCAGTAGAACTTCCACCTAAAGCCGTGCTTGCAATACCAACCCATTGAGTGCCATCATAAATTAGAAGTTTATTAGTTCCTGTAGTTCTATCAAAATCAACATCATCAAGATCATGAATGAACGCAGCACCACCGCCACCGATAGTATATAATTGCTGTTCAACTCTGTTTACAAAAAGTCTATAGTTTGAAGCTAAATCTTGAAGAGTTGCAAATTTTTGATTAATAGGAGTAAGAGGATCATCACCTTGTTTAAGATCAGGATCAGGAGTTAAAGGTCTATCGTTATAGATCTCTGTAAGATCTTGTTGCTGTCCTTTTAGTTCCTCAACAATTTTATAGAGTTCTGCAATATTGGTAGTTTGATCTGTATATTTTTTATCAAGACCATATAAACTTTTCTTTAACTCTGTAATATTATCATCATAATCTTTAGGTTCAGGAAGATTGGATATTTCCTCTTTTAATCCATCTAAGTAAGACTTAAGAGTTTCATTTGACTCATTGCTTTTACTATAAGATTCATCAATCTGTTTCTCAATGTTTTGCTTTGTCTCATTGAGTTTACTTAATATACTCTTCTTTAACTTTCTATCATCATCTTTAAACGATCTTTGATATTCCCATATCTTAATCGCAGACTCTCTTAGTTCCTCATATATCTTATCTTTGGCTTTCTTTAATTCTTCAATCTCTACTCTTTGTTCAAAATCTTTAAGATCTATATTTTCAGTTAATTCTTCAAGATCAGAATCAAATTTGGTTTTAAGATCTTTTATATGATCTCCTACCTTAACAAAATCATCATCAATTACACTAAAGGTTTTTCCAATCCATGAAAAATCAGGGACTTCATTAACCTCATTTACCCATTTAGGGAAAGTAGGAATCTGATCCCTGACCTGATCAATGGCTTCACATATCGCTTCAATCTCTCCATCATAATACTTTGGTTCTGGAAGATTTTTAATCTTCTCTTCAATTGTATTTAATTGTTCATCATAGTATTTTACTTCAGGAAGGTTCTTAACTTCCTCTCTTACTAAATCAATTTGCTCACATATTGTTTCTACTTCTGCGTCATAATATCTTACCTCAGGAACTTCTGGAATACTTTCTTTTAATTGTTCTAAGTGTTCTGAAAGTTCCTTAAGTTCATTATCGTAAGATTTTATTTCTGGAATGTCAGGAATACTTTCCCTAACATCATTAACCATACGAACCAATTCACCCCATTGAGGTGCTGGAATTACATCAGTAACTTCTATCTTTGGATTTCCGTGGGCATCATCAATTATTGTTACTTCTTCTTCCTCTTTTATCTCTTCTTCTTTTTGAACAAATGCTTCTACTGATGGTAATTCTTGCTCAGTTATTAAATCTTCAACTGAAGGCAATTCATCAGAATTATCTTTATAGTCTTCTATAGACGGCAAATTTTCAATATTGTCTTCCGACATGTTATGAGTAGTTTTGGTACTTTGGGATTTCTCTCCCTCAACTTATTTATCGACTTCAGGAAGTCCAGTTTTTATAAGTTTAGCTAACTCTGCTGTGGATCCAACAAAGAGTGCATTATTAACTGTATTAGGGCCTTTGGTTTGTTGTTCCTCATTTACATCTTTAAGTTTTTTCTGAAGATCCATCAACTTATCAGTGGCATCAGAAACACTCTTAATTAATTGACCTGCTACCTCATACGCTCTCGGCATGTCGCTCTCTTGAGCAAGTTCAAGAATTCCGTCAATTGCTTCTTGTCCTTTTTCAATGATAGAATATAGATTGCCTCTTGTATATTCATAATCTCTAGTAATGTCGTCTTTAGTAATTCTATCAGGTTTTTGTTCAGGTGTAATCCCCACCTTTTCTGTTTCTACCACTTCAGTTTCGGAAATGTTGAAAGCATCATCTAGTTTTTTCATTGTTTTTAATCAAAAGAACCGTCGAATCCAAAGTCGTCACCAACTTCGATTAAAGCATTCGTAGTAGCAGTAACGAGATTTACTCCAGCACCAGCAACGTGAGCAGTAGGAGTAGTGCCATCTGCTCCTCTGTTAACAAAGAGTTTGTTGGTATCTGTAGCGTCCTTCTTATCAACATACATAGACTCATTATCTATGATTACAAATGTATTTTCAGTAATACCAGAGGAATCATTAACTTGAATCATATTTCCATCTAAACCAATATCAACACTAAGATTAGTTGTTACATTACTATCATAAGCCTTTGTAGCACGAGGTTCGACAGAGTAAGTAACATCTCTGCTTGGAGTCTTGGTATATCCACCAGCAATGTATCCAATAGTTGCCTTCTTGATAAGATCCTTGTCTGCACTTGCTTTGGAACCAACAGGACCAAATAGGTATGTTTTTGCAGTAAATCTAAATGTATAAATTAATGATCTACGAGTTGTAAAATCTCCCTCATAATCATCTTCCATTGTAATATTTTCAATCACAACAGGAATATCTCTTTTCTCTCCAATAGTGCTTACTAGATCAACACTTAAATTATATGCAGGTTGAAAGTAAGGTAATATCTGTTCTACAATCTGAAGCATGTCATCATTTAACTTAGTAAAAACAGAAAGTTCAAAAGACATATTATAAGGAACAGGCATAAAAGTTTTTCTAATGGCTGTTGCTACTCCTACCGTTTCTGATTTAAATGTCTGAGTGGTTGTTACTTTTCTAGATCCATCATACTGCAAACCAACAAACTCAAATGACATTCTAGGTAATGATATTTGAGTTGCTTTATTAAGATCAGGAGATTGTTGCAACCTTGCTAAAAACTTTTGAGTAGGCCCATATGCAAGAGGAACTTTAATAACACTTGAAACATCACCATCAGAATCATCATGCTTGATTTCTATTCCATTAAAAAGGGTTCCAAACGAAATAATCGTTCGTCTTAATATTTCGTGGTAATAATACTCAAACATCTTTTTAGACCTAGTATATTATATTTAGGGTGTTCCGAAAGGATTCTTTTCACTGAAATCTAGAATGTCATCTGCTGCATTTTCAATCTCTAGATTAGATGGATATTCATCAACTGTATTGTCTGTTTGTTCAATTTTTAATTGATAAACCGCACCACTCTCATTACCTGTAATATTTTCACCCATTACAAACTCTCCTGTTGAATTAGAAATTACTAATTCTCCAGATACAGCATTCCATGTCTTCACAAGGGCAGTTATACCACTGGAGGAACCAGTTACTGTTTCATTATCAATGTAAGTCCCTTCTCCTAACATATAAGGAGTTCCGATAGTAATGGTAGGTGCAACAGTATATCCAGCACCAGCATGTGTGACAAATACATTAGATATGGTTCCCGCAGAACTTACGACTGCAATAGCAGTAGCAGTTGTTCCAATACCTGGAGAACTGAATGAAACAGAAGGTGCAGTGGTATATCCAGAACCACCACTTGATAGAGTCACAACTCCAACTACATTGTCAGATATTCTAGTGGTTGCAGCAGCACCCACACCAAGATCATCTCCAGTTGGTAAAATGACAATACCAGGATTATCAGTGTAATCTCTACCTGGATTCGTGACGTAAATACCTTGAACCTTTTCTCCAATATCTGTACCATCACAATTAATTAATCCAGACATAAGGGTGGCAATACCGACAGCCGTTCCACCAGCAGTAGGGGAAGATGATATTGCTACCGTAGGTGCAGAAAGATATCTTTCACCTCTATTAGTTACAATAATTTGATTAACACCACCACTGGTTATAATACCAGCAAAGGCAGTAGCAGTGGTTCCTGCAGCCACCAAGGTAAGCGTTCTAAGATTAAAGTCAGTATCGAATGTATCATCAATCTCTTCAATACCAGTATCCAATATCTCGTCTTCTGCTCTGAAGAGTTGACAGGTAAGTGTATAAACGTAATTTTTTCTTAACTGGTAGAATGGTTTTTCATGTTCTACAAATTTAATTTCAAATAACCTATCACCTAATGGAAAATAGATGAGATCTCCTTCCTTAGGTCTGGTAGATAATTCTACGTTTGGTAAATTTTCAATTAATGGACTAATGTAATTTTCAAATCTTTCTTTTGATATAGTTACAGTTAGTTCATTTTCTGCCTGTATTCCAAACTTGGAAAGCATCACACTGTTATCATTATATCCATCAAAATTTTCTACATATGCCTCAATGGGATATGAATAATTAAAATCGGATGATATTACCTCTTTGATAACAGTATCAGTCTTTGCATATTGACGAGGAAGATAAAACACTTCCACCCCATACATTCTTAACTGTTCATTAATAAGATCCTGAACTAAACTCTGTTCACCAGAAGTTCCTTGGATAAAAAAAGGATTTAATGCCATTAGCCTATCATATCCAGAGGTGGTAATTCATAAGTATTGGACATCATGTCTCTAATAATTTCCAGATCTTTCATTCCATCCTCATAAATGGCTCTACCATCTAGTTCTACTCCACCAGGTAATTTTACTCCTTGGAATTTCAATAAATTTTGTCCCCATTGTCTTTTGAGGAGAGCAGTTGTATATCTCTTTAAGAATGAATCATTCCAAACTCTTACATAATCATTAGCATCTATTGTTCTAAAGCAATCTATTACTAGATAATCACCTGCAGTTACTTCACTCCAAGAAATATCTAGATACAATCTATCTTGCCGTTGATTAAATCTGAATTGTTTTTGTGTAGTTAATGCAAACTCCAAGTCAGACAAGTATGTTCTTGTCATATTATAGGTGAGCATTTCCATTGCTCCAAAGAAGTAAATATCATTTAAAAATAACTGATATTTAATACTAAACATACCACTTGACATTGACTGTGATCCGTCAAAGTGAAATACTTTTTCTATTCCAATAACTGAGGGTGGCACTTGTAGGTAGTTACTATTTTCTTCCCAATCAAACTGCATTGTAGCACCATCAATGGTTGCTTCTGCTGTGGTTGTTGTTATTCCTAATACTCCGTCTTGACCAGGCCCTTTTCCTCTATCAATATCATCCTGTGTTATTTGGTATTTTAAATAGGTTCTCATCACACCATCAAAATGCCTTTCATAAAAATATTGAAGAGCATCATCAATTATATCATCTACTTGTTCATCGGCAACATTAATTTCAAGCACAGGTGCTCCTAGTTGCCTTAAACAATAATCTTTTAATTGAGATCTACTTGCTGGTTGTGCCATCTATTTACTATTCCTGTGAAATTATTTAGGAAGGTGCAGAAGACACACCCGCTTTAACTATGACTGATCCCTTAACAACTTTGTAAACTGTTAATCCTGATCCAACATTAACATCATAAACATACCTTCCCTCCTCTAAATTTCTAGTGCTCGTTGATCCTAAAGATATATTTAATTTACCGCCAGCTGCACTAGTAAATCCAACTGCAAATGTGGCAGCAGCTGCATCTGTAGCACCTACTGCTACACTTTTGATCATTTGAGATGATCCAGTATAATCCGTAAAATTAAATGCTGTCCCGTTTGGATTTTTTACTGTGAATGTATTACTAAAATTTGCTCCACCATTAATGGCAATATTAGATTCAAAAGGAGTTCCTGATTCTAGGTCAAAGGTTATATTTTGATTAGCCATTTACTAACTCCTTGAGTAAAGATTTGATTTCATTAATTTCATTTTTTAAATGTGCAAGATCTTGCTCCATTGTATCCACTTTTTCTGCCTCTTCATTTTTAGTTTTTTTCTGAGACATATAACGATTATAATCAGATGTATTTCGATTTACAATAGAATTTGTTGTAGAATCTCTATACAATTCACCATGTCCTTCCACTTTCAAATAAGACATATTATGCTAGTGCAAGGACTCTTAGATTCCTCATTCTAGGAGGATAACTTTGACTTGTTGAAGTCATTACTATTTTAATTCTATAGAACTTGAATGAAGGAAGATCATTTATACTAAATGCATACTCCTTAAATTCATTGCTTGGTGTCAATATTTCTTCATTTGTAGATGGGAAAACGAATGTATCTGATCTTCCATCATTATCAGCCACATCAATTATTTGACCATTCCCATCAATATTACTAAATCCTGGAAAAGGCATGTAGACTGGATCAGTTCCAGCAGAATTGCTTATTGCATAGAATGCCCTGATATCAGCATCAGTGTTTATGTATGCATCAGAAATAATCTTCAAGGTGGTAGCAGAATTTTCTAATTGGAATTCTTTAGAAAGATATTGGAAAGCATTTGGATCATCAAATGCACTGTTCACTCTATTATCAGTTACATAGTTTGAAATAGGTGCATTAACTCTGTTAGAGGAGAAAATAACACTCATTCTTTGAGTATCAATTATTGGAGATAATTTTGAATCCGTGGTAGAGAAAGTAACTCTCATATTTAATGATTTATTACCAGGCAAAGTAGTTAAGTTATTAGTTTGATTAATATCAGAAGCTACGATACGAGGAGTTGACATATAATTATTTTGTCCAATAGTTACTCCTTCAAATCCTTTATCTACGTAAGGAATTTCATTTCCATCTAGACTTGCACCAGTTACAGTTCTTACTTCAGATGTAAGATTTGTTCCTTGTAATGTAAGATTTTGAATCTGTGGATTAATAATTTCAAAAGGAATATTTTGAGTAGCAGTTACATTGTCACCACCAGCTGATTTAGTTTGACCCATATAAAGAATAGGGAAACTTGCACCCGTAGATCTTCCAAGACCACTTGATCCCATATCAAGTTTAATATTATAAGAATCAAAGGTGATGGAGTTAGCAATTGATACGTTTCCTAAGTAATGAGTTTTATTGATTCTCCTTAAGGAAACACCACCCAATTCATATTTGTAAACTGGAGTGCCAGAAAGATAATTCTTGGTGGTTGTAGAATCAATAGATCTTGAGGTAATACCTATGGTAGTTCCATCAGCACTTTCATAAGAAAGAATTTCTTCTCCTATCATCAAGTAACCATAGTTAGTGGTTCCTACACCTACATTTTCAAACTGATCAAAGTTAGTAGCACTATCAACTGTTATGTCACCTGTGGTGGATGTATCAAGATCATTAACAAGTTTTGTAGGAATGAGATCACTTTGTGCCTTAGAAACAGTTACATAGTTATCAGTGAAATACATTCCATGATTCTTATGATTAACAACGATATTCAATCCACTGTTCACTACATCGATATCAGAAATTGTTACATTTCCACCAACGTTATTAGCTCCATTCAGATCAGTTGTAAGACCTGTGTTATTAATATACCTAACAGTATTTCCTGTTCCTGTAATAAAGTCTCCTTGAACATTATCAAGAATTAATTGAGATGTATTTGCAATCGAAACTACAGAGAGTCTAGCGTTTAATCCTAATGAGTTATTACCAATTGTTCCTATTCCCAGAACATCACCTGGAACATATCCTGTACCACCTGAACCAACAATAAAGGAGGAGATGGTTGCTGCAACCGCTACACCATTAGATATAGTTATGTCTGCCACAGCATCATTTCCAGCAGCCGTAACATTTGTTAGAGGAACTTGATTAAATTGGAAAGTGCCTGAAATAGGTGTATAACCAATACCTGCATTGATAATATTTAAAGTTCCTGTTGCAATACCTGCATTACCAACATAAGTACCTGTTGCATTACTTCCATGTTGAAGGACTGTGTTTCCAACAGTAAGATCAGTATCATTTAAAGTAGAACCAATTCCCACCTTGATTTTTCTTCCTGTTAATTGGAGTGGATCTGAAAGTAAATGAGCAATTTGCTTATTACCAATTGATAACTCAGGATTATAAAGTTCTATAGATCCTGTGCTTGCAAAATCTGCTCTATAAAGATTGTATTTAAGATCTTCCCACTGACTTGGTTCCCATGTAGATCCATTTTGTGATTTAAATAGAGATCCTAAAGTTGGTTGTTGAGATACAAATGTTCCTGATATTAAATCAACCTCACCCACTCTGGAGATAAAGACTGAATACTGAGAAGAATCAGAAAGAAGAACCATACAGTACTCAATACCACCCTCCAAATATACAGGAGCCTTAAAGGTAAATGTTGTACCAATAGATCCATCATTAGAAATAGTAATCTGGGATGGAGAAAGATTAACTTCAGAGAATGGAATTACCTTTGTAGTTGGTAATCCATTTTGCATTGTTCTTAATTGGAACGTAACAGGTAACTCATTCTCATCTACAGTCGCAAAAAATGCTTCACAACTAGTTAAGAAAACACCTGTAGATTCCTCAACAAAGAATGATTGAGATAAAGGATCTCTATTAACAGTTTGTATGAGAGTTCTATTGGTTTGTGTTGTTTGAGTTCTCTGATCAGTAATAGCTTCGACTGAAACACTAGCATTTCTTACAGAAACAATATCTTCTTGAACTGTTTCTAAAATACCTGTAGATGAGAAGGTTTGGTCAGAAATACTTGTTGCAGCATTTCTATCATTAGATGCATTATTAATTAATGAAAGTGTTTTATTTCCAGTTTCAAATCTTGGATTACTAGAAATATTTGGATTAGGAATGAAAAGACTTCCTACTATATTTGATCCAAGATCAGATATTAATCGAACATTGGAAATAGTTGCTTGAGCACCACTGGTTCCACCTATCAATATCATATCTTGCTCTACCCATCCCCAATATGTTCCTTGAGGTTCATTTGCTAATGAGAAGGTATCAATATTTAAAGTAGAAGAAGTTGTTGAATAACTGCTTGGAACTATATTAGATCCATAAGGACTTGTACCATAAGTTTTGGTTGGTGCATTATATGGTCCTTCTAGGTGATTGGATTGAGCAGCTCTAAATCTAATAGAAGAATGAGCATCATCATTGGTAATAGGTAATACACCTGTTGGTCGAGTTGTTCCTGTAATAGTTTCTCCAACTTGGAAAGTTCCCGATATCATATTGATCTCTAACAACTTAGGAACAGCATAAGCAGTTACATCTCTTCCATCTAAGAATGCATAATGTCTTGTAGAAGGTTTAACTCTTGATCCTACAAATTGAACATTCCTTGATCTCATGAAGGAGATTAAATCTCTACTTACGAGTCTATCTCCTTGTGATTCTTGATCAAATTGTTCTGTAACTATTCTTCTAGTTCCTGTGCGAATCTGATCAGTGACACTAAAGGTAGTTCTCCAAAGTTGATTTCCTTGCCACTCATCTCTGGTTTGTATATTAGCAGGTCTAGGATCTTGATTTACTCCAGCCCAAATTTCTTCCCAAGAATTCCACACAACAGAACCAAATCCACTTTGAGGATCTCCTCCAAACATATCAGTTAAATCTTGAACCGATTGAGTAAAGTTACCTTCAACATTTATGATATTAGCTTCAAGTCTTTCGGTATCAACCCAGTTATCAGAAGCAGGAGTTAAATCTATTCTCCCTCCCCAAAAACTTATTATGAAAGGTGTTACACTTTCAGTTCTAGTTGCTTGAACTTGTTGTAAATATTCAACTTCATTATAACTTAGACTTACAATATCTCCTGTTTTTCTAATATTAGTTCCTTGAGGAGAAGCGAAAGCCAAATCAGCGTTTGCTGGTGCATTCTCAACAGGCCCCATCATTAAATCTAATGACGTGGTAAAATGTTTTGGTCTTAGTTCACTGAGTTTAATATCAATACTATTCTTATATTCAACAAGATTTGCCTGTGCAAGGAATGAAGTAAAGTTATCGACAAAGAATCCTGATTTAAATCTATTGATTCCATTTTGATCAGGTAAGAATAAACTAGCAGTATCTGCTTCCAGTAATGAAAGGGTAGTATAATACTCAAGATTTTTAATCCTATTCTCAAGTCGGCCAATATCCGACATCGTATATCTCTTATATTGGAAGAAATTCAAAGAAACATCAGACGTATTATAGAGATAGGCAGGTAAAGAGGCAACAGCAATCTTTAATGCATCATCAGTTGTTCCTGGTTCTTCAGGTTGTTCGGAAGGAACTCCTGTTTTTACTTGGAAACTACCATCTTTGGTAAGATAAATTGCATCCACTCTTCCAAGATACCATGAAAAATCAGTAATGATGGTTTCATCTGATGCTAAAATGTTGGCTGCTGAATTACCTGAAGCATTAAATGTTCTTCCCAAAAATTCTAGAGGAGATCTTACACTTTCAGCTACAGTATAATCAGAAACTCTAGGTCTAATATCAATTAAATCAGTATTTCGGATACCATTTACTGCTTGAATCTCAGTAGAATAGTTAAAAGTAGAGTAAGAATCTACAGTTGTAATATCTCCATCATCAGTTGATTGATAATAACCATTTGAGAAGTAAATTTTTATCTTTTTATTAGGTGCTTTCGCATCAGATTTTCTTCTAATGATAGAATAATTATAAAAATCTTCTTTTTGACCATTTTCACCGTCAAAACTAGACGTAATATCAAAACTAGATGCGTTTACGGTAGTTATTACACCTTCAATTTGAGATTCTTCAAATACAACTGTCTCTCCTTCCTTAAAATTAATCTCATTTTGAGGAATAAATGTAATTTGAGAGTTAGTTACTGATTCTGCTAATAATCCACATGCATTACTTGTTCTTCCTTTAACTTTTTCTCCTATTGTAAGATCAGCAGTCTTTCCAGTAGGCCCTGTAAGGGAATCTAATGTCAAAGTTGGAGCAGATGGATCAGAAGTAGTTGCAGATTCGTAAACTTTATGTATTGTTATGGCATCAGGAACATTCAAAGATATTTCTTCATCTTGAACTCTTGTTCCAAAAGGATAATTACCAAATGTTAATCCATCATTCGCAGTTAAAGTTGTAATACCAGATGCTTCATTAGTAGATTTATCAACTAATAAGGTATTAACTCGATTTCTTATTTTGACTTTGGACTTAGGCTTAAGTTTTTTGAGGGTAGTAACAAGAACTGCATCATCATTTCCACCTAAACCATAAATTTGAAGTTGATTAGACGCTGCATTTATTTGAACTTTATCACTTGTCAGAACTTCGGTGGTTCCATCACTTCTTTGTAAGAAATATCTCTCTACTGTAAATGGCAAAAATGTTTCATTAGTTCCTGCATCAAGAGCAGTTGCAAGTTGACCATCTGTGATGTTTACATTTTGAGTCTTTCTAATGACTAATGAAGCATCTGTAAGATCTACATTAGCAACATTATTTTTGGGAAGTTGAGTATAGAAAGAAACATCTCTTGCTTTTTGAAGATCTGCTCCTACAACTGCAAGGTCGGAAACTTGAAGTAATGCAGAAGGTAATTGTCCTGCTGCAACTCCAGTAACGGTGGTAACACCACTGATGTTTATATGACTTGCTCCAACACTTACAACAGAACCAAGAACGGGATCAACACTGTTATTACCACTATATCTAACTAAATTTCCTGTCTTTATTTGGCCTGGAAAATTAGGACTGGTGCTTCTGATTGTACTAATACTTACAGCAGCAGTGGTATTAAAAGCAGTAATGGTAGCAACACCAATTGAGATGATTGGAGTTTGAATAGTATCTGCAGAGAATGTCTGTGCAGCACCCACTGTATTCATGTCTGGCCCGTTTGTATTACCAAAAACGGATCTTATGTCGGAAATACCGTAATTAGTCACTGCAACAGCAACTCTGGTATTTTCTACACCATCTATAATAAAGTTTTCATTCTTAATAAAGTCTCCTTTTACATCATATACTGTAACAGCAACACCAGATGAAACAGGAGATTTTATAAATGCACTTGCACCACTAAATTTTCCTTTTATACGACTAGGAACAGTTAATGTAATGGGTTCATTTAAAGTTATCTCTGTTACTGTTTGGATGTCATAAAGGGTAAGATCCCATTCATTTATATTTTGATTACTTCTATCATATGATCCTGATTCTAAATCAAAATCATATACTCTTGCCAATCCTATTTCCTTACCTGCAGGAAGAGTGGCTGCCGTTCCTACTCTTGTATCTCTAAGACTTAAAACATAAGTATTACCAATACCTATTTGAGGACTTCCATATGCATTATTTAATTTTAAAGTTGCACCAGTATTATAGTTTATTCCCTGATCTTCGAGAGTCGCAGTTGTTCTTGGTTTTTCAAAATCAAGATATGTTGAACTGATAGTCTCTACATCATATCCTTTTACAAACGCTCTACCTGGAGAAATTTGATAAAGTCCAAGATTATCGGAAGGAATTAATCCACCATATGTTAATTGATTGGGATTAAATACACCATTATTCCCTTGGTAATTATCTAAAGATTCTTTTACGCCAACACCAAAAGGTTTGACATAATAATCACCAGATTCTGCATATGTCCTTCTGGCTAACTCATCTTGTAGGATATTATAATCAGTTGTAGTAGTTTGATTTTTTAAAATACCATTTTCTACAGTCGCTAATTGAACAAAATTATTATCATC